AGAACGAAGCGGGAAGCCAACGCATTCGCCCAATCCGAAGGCCACACCGGTCGCGGCCGACGTTCCAAGGGTAATCGAGCCGATATACTTGAAGGCCTTCTTGCCTTGGGTCGAGGTTGCAGCCGAAGCGGTGATAACTTCCGCCATCGGATTGCCGTAGAGATCCCAGCCGGAGATGACGGCACTGCAGGTCAGTGGAACAGCCCCACCGGCAGTCGTGCCGTTCATCGTGATAGTACGGGCCGAGGTCTCACGCGGATTTATCACCCTCGCAAGGCCAGCGGTTATCGCGCCACCGAAACTGTGGCCGGAAGCAGAAGCAGTATTCGGCCCGAACACCGTGCCGGTCGGTAATAGTCCAGAGCCGAACAGGTTGCCCTGCCCGATCGGGATATTGATCAGCGTGGTCTGTGCGACAACATTGATATTGATCGTGGTCGTGTTGCTGGTCGAGATCGCCGCGACTTGAGCAACAAGAGAACGTGTCAGTGACGAGTTGCCGACGTTGCCGAGGATAATCCACTGACCGAGATGGAACAGCGAATTGTCAATGGTGTGGACAGTCGTCGAATTGACCACGCACGATCCGGTGGTGAAGCCAAAGTCTAGCGCAATGACGTTGGTCGCGACAGTCGTACCGACCGGAATGATCGGAACGCCAACCGCAACAAATGCCGAAGACGCCACGCCAGCAACACCGACAGTGGCCAGAGCAACCGTGACAGGAGCGGCAGCAGTAGTGGCAACCGCAAGTGTCGACGTGCCGCGCGCCTGTGGCACGGTGTCCACCGTGACAATGCGGGAACTGTTGATGAACGAAAGCTGTTGTCCCGGACGGAAACCATCCTTCGGGAATGGCGCAGTACGGGGATCAGGGAGAACGCCACCCTGATAGAAAATGCTTGGTCCATCGGTCGGCGTGATGTTCGCCGTCGCGGCGTCCACCTCGAGTGATCCCATCGAATTGACGGGACCGCGAAAGTTTGTATCAGCCATGGGTGCGAATCTCCTTTCAGACTATGCGGTCGGAAATTCGCCCCATGCCGCGCGTGGATCATTGATGCCGAACGAGTAGCGCTCGTAGGCTTTGACGAGAAGATTGTCGGTCACGTTGTCAACCCACATATCGCTCTCATACGGGATACGCAGCATGTGGATCATCCCCTCGATATTCGTCGTGAGGAACCACGCGAAGTTCGAGGTGAGGAAGTCCATCACAATGAAGCCTTCCGGCAATCCGCCCGACAGGGACAGAATGGCGTTGACGTCATTGTCTGCGGTGCCCGGACGAAGTTCCGTCTTGGTCAGGCGGATGGCGATGCCTTCGAGGTTCGGCGGCACGACCAGCTTGCGGGCGCGGGCCAGAATGCGAAGTCCACGCTCGTTGACGAACTGGACACGCACGTTGGTCATGTCGGCCAACAGGGTGGCTTCGTTCAAAGACTTCGGAACCGACGAGGTGTTGGCCCAAGTCCCGCCGTCATAGGGATGCGACGTCGAGAAGAACGCAACGCCGTCACCGATCTGCGCGGAATTGTACGTGGTGCCAAGGTTCAGGATGTTTGCGGCCTGAATTTCCTTGAACTGCGCGAACGCTTCCTGCAGTTTCAGGTTGGTCGGGTTGAATTGCTGCTTGTAGAGGTTGTCGTCGATCGCCTTTCGGGTGATCGCGTAACCCAAGGCCACTTCGATATGCACGAAGGCCCAGGTGAAACGCTCACCAGCGGCGTTGTCGAATTGCGTGGCCGCGCCTTCATCCTTGAGGTACGGCAGCGCAACGAAGGCCATTTGCGTCGAACGCTCGACGGCCATCTGAGATTTGTGGGTCTTGAAGACCTTGTCCCACTGACGCGGGATCATGTCATAGGAGCCACGAACGTCAAACAGTCCGGGGAGAAGTTCGGAGCGGATATTTGCGAGTGCGACGGGCATCGGTCAGTCCTCCTTACGCCAAGGTCGCGGTTGAGAGGGTGTTGAAGCCGACGATCACCCAGTTGTAGCTGGTCGTCGTATCCGAACCATTTCCCAAGCCGTTGTAGAGGCCAAGAACGCGGAAGGCGCCGAGGTTTGGCGTCGTGGTGAGGGTTCCCTGATCGACTGTGTAAGTCGAGAATCCGCCTCCTACCGTTGTGCCGCCAGCGCCAGTCGAGTAACCGACGTTGCGGCCAATTGCTGTGGCCGGCATCGCGGTGAGCAATGCAGCGGCAAGGAATTTCGCATTCGGTGCGTTGACGATGTAGGCCGTCGCATCGGAAGCAGACGCGCCGGGCCACCAAGGCGACCACGTCGGAATGCCGCCGGTCGGCGTGTACACGCAGCCCTGAAAGATGCCAGCAATGGCAGTCAGTGTGCCGGTGCCGAGCGCAGGCTGGATGTATTGGCTCGCCGTCGAATAGATGACGGGATCGCCAAAATAAATCTTGGTTGAGTAGGCCGCCAGAATTGGGGCCGTTGCGATCTGGTAGTCGGGGCCAGCACCGGAAATGTATCCGATGTGCTTGAACCCAAAACTCGATTGTGTATTGGCCATGCCGAAACAAGCTCTTGGCTTGGCTCGTCCTGGCAAGCATTTGCCTGGGGGGGAGACCTTGTGGACCTACCGCGCGTGGGGAGGCTAAAAAATCCGAGACTGCGGTCGTCGCCAGTCTGGAAAGGCTCGACTCAACCCACTTGCGCGCGGGCGAGGAACACGAATGGTCATTACTGCGATGCTTTGGTATCCGTTGTCAAGACCCTATTCGAAGAATTTTCAGCGACCCGAACCACAGGTGCCTCTCCTGCTTTTACTTCAATCGTTCTGACAGCCCCACAGGCGCAATCTTCTAAGAAGAGAGCGCCTACAGTTTTGCCGCCGTCGACGATTCTGTTGAGATCAGTCTTAGGCCGCCAATAATGGCGATGCTCAAACCAACCCATTATTCCGCCGCCTGCATTTCCGCAACCGGCGTTTCTGGCACCGCAGGTAGTGGGTCCATGGTGCTGCCATTGGAGACCGGCAGGGCCTCCACCAGCGGCGTCGGGGCAACCATGGCCGAGGGCGCGGCTGTCTGCGCGGCCTGCTGCTCGACCATATCGAGGTATCGTCCGGAATAGTCGTAGGGGCCGACGTGGCTCATCCTGTGGCCGACAGATGCCCAAGTCTGGCCGCCGCACTGCTGCCACCGCAGGCAGAACGACAGGTCTTCCGAGACCAAACCACGCTCAGGAAGGTCCAGTTTCTCGAAGAATCGCAATAGCCTGTCGGTTCCGGCCTGTTTCAGCGTCTCGCCAGCAGGGTGGAGTGCCAGCCGCTTGTCGACCAGTTCCGGAAATTTCTCGATCATCTTGGTGATGACTTCGCGCTTGATCAGGGTGCAGCCCATGCCGACGCCTTCCACTAGCATGAAGTTGCCGCGGCGTTCAGTGGTCGTGGATCCCGTCCCAGACCCGGCCCATGACAGCGGCATCTTCCTTTGCGGGTAGATCGCCCCAATGATTGGCTCGTCGAACATAACCATATCCGACACGATTTCCGGCGGGAAACCCATGTCGGCGTCGATAAACAGGATGTAGTCGCATTGCGGAATGGTGTCGTACCAGATCGTCGTCGCCATTGACCGCAGTTCGGCAATGTCCGGGAACGATAGGGTCGAAATGCCGCCGCCGATGCCCTTGCTGTCCAAGTGCTGGCGAAGTGCGTGCGTGGTCAAAAACGTCGTTGCTGTGATTATTTGCCCAAACGCCGGCACGAAGATAAAAATATTCTTAGCCATATGCTAGTATTCCTTAAGCGCTAAGGAGTTGCGGGGTTTTCTCAGACATCTTCTCCCAGAAGATATCCGAGGCTTTCTGTGACGCCTCCATGGCGCCGTTGAGGATTTGGCCGTATTGGGCGGCGTCATCCAATCGGAAGTCGACCACGTTCTGGCGGTGCGACCAGGTAATCTTGTCTTTCCAGTAGTAGTAGGTGTTCCAGTAGCGCGGGCCTTCCTGCAGCCACTTCACTGTCCGTTCCTCGGCAAAGCCGATATATTCGACCATCGGGTACTTGGTGATCAGGCGAAGTTCGTTCCCGACGACCCACGACATGAATCTGTGGTGGTGGTAGCCGCGGTAGGCCGGAGAGGCCCCGTCGACCCCTCTGCCAAGTTCGGCAATCGGGGACGGCGTCTCGATATACCCTGCCTTCCCGACCCTGTTCATTTCACTCAGCAGCAGGATCGGATTGAACATATCCTCGATGATATGCCGCGCGTAAATGAAGTCGAACGCCTTGTCCGGGTACGGCAGTGTCTGAAGAGACAAGTCCCGATAGACAATGCGGTCCTTCGGGATGTTCGGCTGGTCGGTGATGTAGTCGATCCACTGGGTAGCCTTTGGAAAAGCAACCCCACCAGGCCCGATCTCTAAAACCTTCGCCCCCTGTTCAATTTGCGAACACAGCCAGTCCGTAACCTTGTCGACCGGTGCGTAGTGTTTCTTGTCCTGATTCGTCAAAGCGCTCGACGCCATCAGATGTCCTTTCAGCTTGCGTGAAGTTCCCTTTTATTCAAGTACGGCCACATATCTTCCAGTGACGCCGGCACAAACTTTCCGTTCTCGATCTTCGCCTGTACTCTTGGTTCGATCACTTGATCGGGGTCCATGTGCATCACCACGATAATCGGCCCCTGAGAACCGATATCGAGGACATTCCCGAGCGCAAACTCGAGTGCATAGTTCGACCCCAATTCCATGGTGTAGATGCCGAATGCCCGAGCGATCTTGCCGAAGTCCGGCAATGTCATTCCAGACTTTGGTCCGGCCATCACCTCACGCTTGAAGTGCGTGTTCTGCGCGATCTTCATCGTCGCGTAGCCGTTGTTCTCAAAGACGAAGATCGAGATAGGCAACTGAAGATGCGCGATGGTCTGCAATTCCTGCAGGTTCATCATTGCCCCACCATCCCCGGTCAGGCACACAATCTGGCGGCCATTGCCTGCTAAGGCAGCTCCAACAGACGCAGGAATCGCCCAGCCCATCGGGGACACACCAGCGGAATGGATAAGACGCTGGCCTGCCTTGACCTGTAAGGCCTGCATGGTCGGGATAAAACAGAACCCGACATCGGTCAGGACAATCGCGTCCTTCTCCAAGTGTGCCGTTAAATCGACGACAAAGCGGTAGGCATTAATCTTTTCAGACCCGCCGAGAAACTTCCCTGTTACTGGAGGATAGTCGCGTTTCCATTTCTTGCACTGCTTGAGCCATAGATCGTTGCCGTATAACTCAAGCCCTAGCGCGGCGTCGATGAACTCGTTGGCGTCCGCGACGATCGAAACATCAGCCTTGACTGTTGGCTTATAGATTTCCTGCGGGTCAATATCGACAATGACCTTGCGGGATTTAGGAGCAAACAATTCCGCCGCATGGCCAATCTGAGCAACAGATAATCTCGTACCCACTGCAATGACCAGATCAGAATGTTGTACAGCAAAATTAGAAGCACGGTCCCCGAAAAGACCACAGCGGCCAATATAAGTATCGCAGCTATTGTCAATGACATCTGAGGCACCCCATGAAGAGATGACCGGGATCCGCAACTTGTCCACGAGGAGTTTGAACTTGTCGCAGGCCCCGGCCAGCCGCACACCATTGCCGAAGATCATTACTGGACGCCGTGACTCGGCCAGCAGCTTGGC